CAAGCCTCCAGGAACTTGCCCTTTAGTGCTGCCTCTTATTTTTTCTGACATTGATACTTCACCACTAGAAAGCACATTAAGACACCAAGTTGACGTCTGGCGAGCTTCGGTAGTGTGTTTCATACGCTCCTTACCTCTGCCGTTTGCGATCATGTAAGCCGTTGCTTGCCAGTCTGTGCGAGCTGGTGCGGCGTGTATTTCATCAAGCATAAGAGGAGCGTGATTAGTGTCTGCAAGTGGTTTTTCCAATCCGTTGTCGGTCGTTCTCCAACCCCTTATCCAAGACGCTGTGTCACGAGGGTTTGTGCCTCTGCCAATTAAAGAAGCCGCTATTTGAAGGGTTGTTGTCTTACCTGCTGAACTATCACCATAGACGTGTAAAACGCCGGGTTCTGCATCTCCGACAAAATCAAGACCAGCTGAAGCTGTGGCAAATCCTAAAACAGTTGCTTGAAACGGATTTGTTTTTATAAGCTGCTTTATAACAGTTTCCCACTTTTGCTTATCGCCGTGAGGTCCGGCTGATTTTACCCCCTCTCTATCATTAGTTAAATTAGGCATTACTTCTTTCTCGCCATTAGGGGTAATAGCTGTTGAGCCATATAGGTAGTGCAACTTTCCGTCAACTTTTAACCAGCCTTTTTCTGATGCAACCATTATTGTAGGGACTGACCTTGAATTTCTTTGCGCTCTTGCAATCTTTAAAAATTCGGCAGGAGAACCGGATATTCCAAATTGGCTTATACCTTCCTTTTCACTTAAATCAGATGCTTTAAATCTTGCTGTAACATTTCTTCTGTCGTCCGTTACGCCTTCAGCTTCTGATAAAACTTCCGAAGGTGAATCACTATCATTTGTATTATACTCACCGTCCTGACCTTTTTTGAGAACAAGAAGATTGCGCTTAAGCCATATATAAGGTGCGTTGGTTGGTTTAACTTCTACTCCCTCATCTCCCATTTTTTCGACTAAGATATTGGGCATAATAGGTTTAGATTTAACTTCATAAGGAATTAAATAGTTTAAATAGCCAGCTTCTCCATTTTCAGAATATGGTATTGTCATTCTTATGCCTGGCTTTTCAAAACCTTTCAAATTCTGATCTGCGTAGTCAATAACATATTTTGATCCGGATTTATCAATCCAATCTTTAAAATCAACAGTATCAGAAATAGTAATAAAATTTACTGATTTTACAAAAATCTGATGCGATATTGCTTTTGCAAGAGTTTTTAAAATACTACTATTCTTATTAGCGTAGTTATCAAAAACCATTACTCTTTTATTTTTAACCATTTCAAAAATCATTGGCAGTATAGAAGAAGACGGCGTAAGCTCTAAGTCAAAATTATTTGACCATTTTATATCTGATTCAACTGATATAAATTTTATTCCGTTTTTCTGGGCTGCATTAGCAGAATCTTTACCAATTCCAATCACTACTAGATCGGAATCTATTTTATCAAATCCTTCTGAAACATATGCATTCCAATCTACAGATGATGTAAAATTTTTCATTTTTATAACCTTTATCGTGTGTGTGTATTCTTACTTTATTAAGTCTAAATCATAAAAAAGCTAAAGTCAACAATTATTTTAAATCTTTTTTTGTTGCGTTGCTATATTAATGAATATTCATTATATCACACAAAACACAAATTAAAAAGCTTTTCTAAAAATAAAGACTTTTTGTTGTCCAGCTACGCTGTTAACTCCAGGGGTTTGCCTTCCTTATTCCTTGCTTTTTTTGTCTTGTGCACTTGTGCATTTTGACTTGTGCAGCATGTGCACGACAATAGGCCTTGATTTTGCTGGCTTTTTTGGAGTTGTGCATTTTGTGCAGTAGTTTGTGCAAACAGTGAAAGTTACCAAACACGAGCATTTATACATAAAATATCATATATAATATATATATTACATAAGAAAGAGAAAGAACCACCTATTTAAAGATGCACACAAGCACGGAAACACAAGAATGCACACACCCCTGGAATATTGGTGCACAAAGTGCACAGACCAAAAAAAGTCATTAAAAACAACACCTTAACTTGTGCACTTGCTGCACGGGTCATAATGCACAAAACACAACTTCAATAAAATCAATAACTTACCTATTTTGATTATATTTTACTTACAGCCAAAAAAAAGGAGCCCCTAAGGACTCCCAACTACACACACACACACAAGGTAGTTATTACAGTATATAAAATTACACTAAATGTGTCATTCCGAAATCTCACTATTTTCTAAACTTTTTATCCACTCTATTTGTGCGTTAATTCTTCCTGAAGCTCTTTCAATATCATACCTTAATTTTTTACTGTCAGCATCAGAAAGGCAAACACCAAAATCTTTATGTGAGTAGAATTTAATATCAGATGATACAAATTTTTCAGAAAAATGTTTGGGAACATCTGGTGATTTATATCTAATTATAGGTATTTCTACACGTTCAGTAACAGTTATTATTTCAGGCTTTACAGCGCAACCAGAAAAAATAAAAGCAATTAATATTAATACCAGACTTTTTTGTACCATTCTGTCATTTCCTCCGAATTTTTACTTAAGTCAAGTTGTTTAAGAGATTCTTTTTCAGATTTTATTAATACATTTTTAGATTCACTTTTTGCTTTTAGTTGAATTTGTGAAATTTCTTTTTGCTTAGAAATTAAGTCAGAAGTTATTTTGTTAATATTAATTCTTAATGTTTTTGCTTCTCTTTCTGCAATATCACGAGCTACAGTAATTTGTGCTGCTCTTTCTCTATACTGATCTATAGATTTTTCTAACTTATTGTTATCAATCCAGTAAAAACCAATTATAGTTAATGCTGGTATAGCAAACAGAATAAGCGGACCGAATGGAGACGTTAACATTTTTTTTAAACCTAAGATAGCTCCTATTGGCATACATTTTCCCCATAGTTAAAATTATTTTTGTAATATACTTCTTGCCACTTGTTTATTATAACATCTACGTAATGCCGATTCTCTTCAAACGCAGCTTTTGACCTATCAGAATTAAGTTCTACATTATCAAACCATTTTGAATCATCTAATCCTTTTGATTTTGCTATTCTTTGGTCTTTCCATATCCAACCAATTCCACCATTATAAGCAGATAAAGCAAGAGCCCAATCTTCACAATTATTATATCCTGTGACCCTATCTTTAAGCCATCTTGTATAAACTGACATAGCTCTTATAGACCATTTTGGATCAATTGTATCTGTTTTTACAAGTCTGGAATCAATATCACCCATCCACTTAGCTGTTTTTGGCATAAATTGCGAAAGCCCAGAAGCGCCCACAGGTGATTTTACGTCTGACCTCCACCTACTTTCTTGGTGAATAAGACCAGCTAAAAGAGCTATTGGAGCATTTAAACCGTGCTCAAGCCTAGCTTCTTGAATAAGAAACCTTTTATATCTTAGTGAATTATTAGATATATCAGATGCACTTGAGCAAAAAGATATCAATAATAAAACTATTAAAGTCCAAGCCCGCACGCTATCACCGATGCCGCAATTATGATTGACCGTCTATAACAAGAATGTATGAATGCATCTTTATCACTATCTAAATCTTTTGGTCTAGCGTAGTAAAATATAGATCTGTCAATCCAATACCCTAAGAATGCGCCCATAGACACTTTTGTTAAAGTCCAAGCTAGTAAGCCAATTTGGTTTGGCGCATAGAAATATAACCCAGCTATACATAAAATTGTAATAATAAGCCACGGTAATGCTCTTGATAAATCTTTTATTGTGTTTTTAATTACATCATTCATTAATTTATACCTTTTTTAATATGGGGGTTTTATAAAAAAACCTAGTAATAGTAAATAATATGGAATCATTAATAAATTAAGTAAAATAAAGTTTTCAATAAAAACTGATCTTTTTTTAACACCCATGCTTAAGATAAAAATGCTTTTAGCTTGTCGCCATATCTCAATAAAAAAGCGGCTACAGTCATACCAATTCCGCCAATCCACAAGACGCCCTTTGTAAATGCCCCCATACGCTCGTAAGCTATGTGCATCTCTTCTTGTTGCCCTTTGAGCTCTTTTACCATTTCTCTCAATAAAGACTCCTGTGATTTAAGACCTTCTACAAGGTCTTTGTTAAGGTCTTTAATGCGTTCATCTTGAAAATCAGTTCTTAATACGATTGCATCTACTTTTTCTTCAAGTCTTACTATTCTTTCTGAATTTTCAGTCATTTCTATCAACCTGGCGGAATATCAAACAACAACTGCGCAGTTCCTTCATTCAAATCAATGGAGAGATCTACTATGTCAATTGTTCCGAATGAAGAATATGCAGAAAAATCTATTTCTTTTATGTAGCAAGGGAAAACATCTGTGCCGGTAGTTACCAACGGATCTATAACAAAAACACATAAGTAAATATTTGTAACTGTATCACTTGTATTAAATGTTAATGTATCTGTTCCTGTAGATGACCTAGCCCCGCCTGAAGCTAACCCAAGAGCAACAATTGCATCAGATGAAATTTCAAAAAGATTAGTTGCGCTAACTGAACTATCAGAACCTAACATTTTTATAAGAAATTCTCCAGTATCATTATTTGAAGCATCTTTTGTTAGCCTGTTTAAAATGTAATTTTTGCCGATGTTATCAGCTGCACTTGGTTCTACTATATTTGACATATTTTGACTCCAATGTTTATTTTAATTTATATTTACATTATACTTTTTATATTACATTAAATCAAGTTGTAAAGCTCATTAAACCGCCTCCGGTCATTGAGAAGTCGATATCTTGACCGCCTGTATCAAAGCTCATTAAACCGCCTCCGGTCATTGAGAAGTCGATATCTTGACCGCCTGTCGTGAGGTTCATTAAACCGCCGCCAGTCATTGAGAAATCTATCTGTGAACCTGGAGCAAGCTCTGTAAAATCAAAAGGGTCTGAAGTGCTAGGATCTAAAAAGCTAATTTCAAAATCATCTATTGTAATTGAGCCAGAACTTATATAAGCAGAATTATCTATTTTTTTAATAAAGTAAGGAGAGTTAATTGCCGATACTTGATCTAGAAAAAAAACAACCAAATAAAGCTCATCAAAAACTAAATTGTTTTCAAAATTTAAAGTTACTGAAGAGTTGCTTTTTCTAATTCCTTCTATTGATTCTTCAATAAAAATACTTTTAGAATCTGAAGCAATTAACAAATCATTAGAAGCTAATGTTCTATGATAAATTCTTATGGTAAACTCTTTACTTATTGAATTATCAGATTTTAGTGATATCTTGTTAAGAAAATAGTTTGCTCCGTAGTTTGTCCACCCAGATATTGAAAATTCAATTTGAGGTAGTATAATTTCATCTTCCATATTTTATACCTCAAAAGTAAAGTGTGGGTTTTCAATTCCGAAATTAACATTATAAATTATTTCATTTAATGTTACTGATCCGTTTTCTAAATAAAAATTATTATCAATTAATTTTCTATAAATTGGCTTAAGGCTGTTATCAAATTCATCTCTTACCATTAACACTATCCATAATTTACTAAATGAAATTGAAAAAAAGTCAAGAACAACATCTTCGTTTTGGTATGAGGTTCTTGAAAAAACATAATTAGAAACATCTGAAGATTGAACACTTCTAATATTTACTTGCGATGTATCTGTTGCTTTATATAAATTTACATCATTTTCTATAGAATAAAATATTCCGACCTCAAAAACTGACTCATCAATATTTGAGTTTGAATTCATAGTCAGTTTATTAACTATGTAATTTTTACCTATGTCAACATCATCATTGTCAAGAGGCTGAATTATGTTTGATTGCATTTTAAATTAACCCCATTGGACTAGAAGAGTTCCTATTGTTTGTTGATATGCAGATTCTATATAAAAAAACAATGGGCTTTGTGATATTTCCCAAAACTCAACCCACGCCACCTCTGCTTGTTCTGTATCTAAATTAAATTTTATAATATCAACTGTAAAACCTTCAACATTCCATCTTGTTCTGTCTTCTTGCTGATTTTCTTCATCAACAGATACTATTATGTCTTTTATAACCTTATCGGGAAAATCTGGAATATTAATTTGCTTAAGTTCTTGTGATTTTCTTTCTAATTCTTCATACCAAATTATTTCACTTATATATCTTTTTCTTTGCCCAGGCGGCTTAATTTCTATCTGTGTATCGCAAAAATCAAATTTAGATGCCATAATATAATCCTCTTTTACTGTGTTATTGAGTCATTTCTGACAATTAAATAGCTTGACCCCGAACTTAAAGGAGGGCTTACATTTGCAGTCGCAATAACACCAGAATCTGAAGCAGAACCCCCAACCATTTGTATTTTGTATACATCACTTAAAACTTGCGATGCGTCAAATCTTGCAGATGATTGCAATCTAAAAGAACCTATTTGTAAATTTTCAAGAAAAAAAGTTGCGTTCATTTCTGATATAGTATCGTCATTTAAATCTAAAAGCCTAATAGACCTCCATCTTTTTGTATCCAGTCTAGCCAGTGAACTTAGAATAACATTAACACCAAAATTTGTTATTGAATTATAATCTCTCTGGGCTTCATTGGTTCCAATATTTACTGAATCAAAATAACCTTCTATACTTAACTTCATTTTTGTAACCTTTTTTGTGTGCTATTTATAGTTCAACTATACACTATAAATAGCACAAATTCAAGTTTAACTAGATGTATATGAAAACTCAATCTTCATACCTGTTTCAAAAGCTGGCCGCAATGAAGCATCACTAGAGGTGGTATTTTCAGACAATTCAATGTCCTGGTTTACTTCATAAAGAGGAGGGTTAAATATATAACCTGTTTCTCTTATAATCTCACCAGACAATCTTGTTATATCAAACTTATCTTTTTCAAGTATCTCAACTCTTTTATCAAGATTTTCCATTGGATCTCTTCCCGAAAAAAACGAGTTAGAGAAACTTACAGAAACACGTATTTCACTTTTATAAGTTGAGTGGTCAATTTCTGTTATCCTTGCTGTATAACTAAAATTAGGATATCCGACCCCGGTCAAAGGGTCACTTGTTCCGGTATTAACAGAAACAAAATCACCCGCCCTAAGTCCGAATCTTGTCATTTCACAGGTTCCGCTTATGACAGGAAACGCTCTTTCCTGAACCATTGCTTGTAACTTAACAAATACAGTTTCTAAGTCATCTCCAGAATCATTATTTTGAATAGCTGAAAATCTTTCTCCAAACTGATCTATAGATATTTGATTTTCGGCTCTTGCAAGAACTCTTCGTCTAATTTTAGCTCTACCAAATAACTGCACATCCCTTTTACTTCTTGAGTCGTCTATATCTCCTTCGATATCATAAACTAAAGGTTTTGAAAATGTTATAGTTCCCTCTTCAAGATTTATTCTTGACTCAACATCAATAAATTCTTCCGGCTGAATTATTTTAAAAGGCTCAACTATCTCATATACATCTGAATCAAGTTGATCTATAAAAATAACCTCAATACATTCGTCATAAGTTTGCTCGATTTCTATATCCTCATATATGTAAGCCTCACCTATTGCAACATTTATTATACCTTTTCTATCTGCATTGACTTTCATAGTGTCAGACAATACATTCTGATTATATTCTATATTGAAAAGACCAAGCCTATCGAGCGGATTAAAAAATTTACAATCCATATTTTCAATTCTAAAATACCAGCCTGTAATCTGACATATATCTTGGATAACCTCAAATGAGCTTGAGTAATTTGATACAATATCACCAACGTTATCTGTATTAACTTCAACTCCTGAAAATGTCAAAATTTCACTGGTAGGGCAATTTTCATTATGTATATTTATTGCTTCCAAAATTACAGAACTTGCATTTTTGCTTTGAAACCTATTGAAATACCTTCTTCTCGTTAATAAGTCTTCTTCACCTAGATAAGTCATTCTGTATATATCGTATGAATCAGATCTCATTGCTTCGCAGCTTGAAAGTATGCAATAAAAAACTAAAGTTGTTGGTCCCACTTCTTGTGTTATTCTTATTGTATTTCCGCTAATTACCCTTTCTACATTAATAGCGCTATTTATCTCACTTCCATAAAAATCAAAATTAAATTCTGGAATTGGATTATTTGAAGACTCATTTATATTGAGGTTTGATACAAAAACCTCTTCATATGATGAGCCTGTAAAAACCTCTACTTTTTGTTCAAAATCTGAATTTATTGCCATTTTTTAATACCTTTTTAAATTGGAGCATTTCCAGATCTTATTAATCTGTCATTTAAATCGTCACCGTTTCTAAATGTTGAGTTTCTCATATCTATATTTGTCGTTGAAGCACCGCCTGAAGTGAATCTCTTGCTACTTCTGCCCCCGGCCCCGGTCATTGCATAGTCTGACATAGAACCACTAGGAATAGAGCTTGCAAGCCCTGACGTGCTAGCTTTTAAATTAACTCCAGGGATTTTACTCAACATATTTCTAAATGATTTAACAACTCTTTTTGCAAATCCTCTCAAGTAGTCCATTACACCTTCCCCAGCTCTTGTAAATACTTTTAAAAGCTCGCCAGGCAATGCTGACATAGTTGATATAATATTTATTCCCATATCTGAAAATATTCCCTCAATCCAGATTTTAAACTTACCAAAAATTTCTCTTCCGAACTTATCAAAATCATCAAAACTAGTTATAACTAAGTATATTGCAGTTGCCAGCAAACCAACGGCTAAAGCAACTGGTCCGCTAACAAGGGCTATTAAAGCTCCTAGAGCCTTAAAAGCTGCTCCGGCTAATGCAGCTACCGCCGGTATTCTTGCAATTACAACTACTAATCTTCCAAATATTGAAAGCATTGGTCCTAAAGCGGCGGTTAAAAGCACAGATGCTAAAATAAATGACTGAATAGGACCAGGCAAGCTTGCAAATCCTTTTGCAATAAACGCTATAACCTCTATTGCTTTTACAATAGCTGGAATTACTGAATCCTCAAGAATTGGGATAAACTGATCTGTTAAAACCGGCATCAATGCAATTACAAGCTGTTCTTTTGCATAGGTGAAAGCAGCAGAAAGCCTTTCTATTGCCATCCTAAAAGAATTTGCTTTTTGAAGATCTTTATTTGAATGAGCAAAATCTTGACCAGCTTTTGTAAACTTATTAAATGCTTCTGTTCCTAAATCAACGACCGGCGCTAGCTGTTCCCATCTTTTCGAGAAAATAGCCACACCTATTTCGGCTCTTTTTGCTGGGTCTGGTATTCCCTGCAAGCCCATTATTATATCATTAATTGTTTTTTCCGGATTTTGATTTGCAAAATCTGAAGAATTTAAACCAAGTTTCTGAACCGCTTCTGCTGCTGCACCTGTTCCTTTTTTGAACTGTGGCATTAACCTGTTTATTCTAGTTATTGAATCCTGAAAAACAGCTGTGCTTGTTCCCGCTTGTCTTGCAACGTATGCATATGCTTGTATTGCATCAGTTGACAAACCTGTTGCAGCTGCGGCATCTAGTATGCTATCAGCTTTGTCAGCAAACTGTTTCCCTAAGCCAACAATAGCCGCTCCTGCCGCAACTATAGGGCCGGTAACAAAAAGAGACATTTTATCACCAACTTTTGACACACCTCTACCAAAAGACGTTAGAGATGTAGTTGTTCTTTTTATTGAATTTGCTGCTTTTTCTGCACTTTTAGCGGTATTATTTAAGCCTTTGGAAAGGGTTCCTGTGCTTTTTGCAGCTCCTTTAAGACTTTTTGAAGACACTTCAGCGTTTTTTGAAACATTCTTTATTTCAGAACTTACTTTTTGTGATCCATTTAGGACAAAGGATCCGATAACTTCAAATGCATTCATTTAGCTCTTCTCCTTTTGTCCATTTCTATGATTTTTTTAGATCTTTCAATAGCTAATTCTGATTTTTCTTTTATTGATAATTTACTTTCTTTTTGCTTTTCCATAAGTCCCATATCTTCGCACATTTTACTAAAACCTCGGTCATTATTAGACCCGTGTATATTTTCAAGGTAAAAAGAAAAAGCGTTTGGAAGATATAAGTTTTTATCTTCTTGATCCATATTAGAGACTGCCGCACCTATAATTTTATCGTATATGCTATATTTCATTAACATAACATATTCGATAGACCATGAGTGTCTAGAAATAATCTTTTCGATTTCAATCCAGAACTCATTTAATGCCTTTTTTTCAGAGCTTACGCTGTGGGCAGAAAGCTGCGCAGCTCTTCGAAAAAATCTTTATTTGAATCATTGTTAATAACGGCTCTAACGGTTTCGGTTATAAATGAAGCTGGCTTTTTCTTAAAGTCTTCAATTTCCATATTATTTACAGATGCAAGAAGTTTAAATGCTGGCTCTCTAGCGTGCCTAATTGCAACTTTAACAATACTTAAGCCGACGTCCTTGGCTTCACCTTTTCCGTTAAAAATAGCTTCTACACTTTCCTTATCCATATTATTAATAAGCTCATCTGCAACTTCTGCTACGAGCATCATATCTTCGACGTTTAAATCTCTTACTGTAGACATATAATTTTTCCTCTGTGTTTATGTGTGAACATGTTTATTATCTCAATATAAAACCAAAATGTCAAGCCTATAACAAAAAAAAGGGGGCTTTCGCCCCCGACTTTATTAGTCTTTAAATCCCAGCCATTAGACTGCCAACGGGAATCTAATCTCAAAAGGTGATTCGTCAAGGTCGCCAGCTGGGTCAAAATGACCTGTGAACTGAAGTTCGACTGATCCTTCTTCCTTATCTGTAAACTCTAAACTAAATTCACCGTCCATCAATGCATTCTTAATTATAATGATTACAGGCTCTCCAGAATCATCTGTATAATCAGCAACAATTGCAACATTCTTAATATAAGTAATGTCAGACATATCAAGACTTCTTTTAATTACGTCAAAAGTTCCGTCAGATGTAATAGAAGACCCGATAAGAGCAAGGCTAACGTTCTCTGCGCTCATCTCAAGAAGATTAACAGTAAGTCTAACGTGCTCTTCTATAACCCGTCTAAAGCCCTTGGTAGGCCCTCTCAATCCGTCTACTTCAATTTCCCTAACATCTTGCTCAACAACAAAAGTAGAACCTTCTCTTGTTGCTCCCAGAATTCTCTCATCAACCTCATCATAATTAATATAAATTGCACCAGCGTCAAGAATCATTCTTTTAGCCGTTTCTGTAGTAACACCTAAATTTCGTGCCATTTTCAATACCTCCGAAAGTTTTATTTAAATAATTTTTTGCGCACAATATCATTATACATCAAAAGTTCTGTTATATCTACTCTCAAATGATATCATGTATCTGCGGTATCTTCCTTCGTCCTCTAGTATAGGTTGTTCTGAAGTATAATAGCACCTTATGTTATTTCCTCCAAAATCATCTTTATATCCATCTAAAATCCTAACAATATCCTGTCTAATTTCATAGCATCTAACATAACTAAGAGCTTCTTGATCTCCTCTATCAAATATATCTATTTGAATATCCATCGAGTTTTGATTGTAATATTCTTCGTTTGAAGGTAAATATGATATAATAATATATGGACCGCTATCACGCAGACCCCAAGAACTGTAAATAGCTGGGTTTCCTAGACCATCATCTGTCAATTTTTGAGTCAATAATGTATCTATTGATAGTGCTGAAAATATAGACTGTATTACTTGTATCATTTTAAATTCCTCATTACTGACATTATAATTTCGTTTTTTGATTTCATTATCTTATCTTTAGCAGGTCTCAAGGCTGGTCTCGGTGCAACATTTCCATATCCGAATTCTATTTTTGCATACTTTAACCTACTATATACAATTGATTTTTCACTTGATATTGATTGTGAAGCATAAGATGCAGCAAGATTTCCCGTTCTGTTTGCTGGAGATTGCCCTGGTGCAGATGCTCTATAGCTAACAGAAGTGCCAGGCACATTATAGGTTTTTCCGGTTTTGGCTCCTCTTATTATGTTTCTTTTTGTTTGTGCATCTGTAAGCCTTGCCATCGCTTCAAGTATTTCTTTAGATGAAGTTTCAAGAGCTTTTTTTATTGCTAATGAATTGTTTTTAAAAGTTGTTTTTGACTTAGCCATTTTAAACGCTCGCTTTTTCGTGCTCTACCAGTCTTACAAAAACCTCTTTATAGTCAGACATCGGTGGAGTTGGATTTGACCCAATACATTCATATTGTTTACCGTCTGAAAGCTCAACTCTATTACCTGTTTCAATAGGAACTGAAACCCTTACTGTAATAGTAGCTTCACCCGCAGCGCCTAAAACTTCTCCTGTTATCCTATTCTTTACAGATGAAAATTTAATTTTGGCACGAGTTGATCCCAAATTTTCCCAGGTTCTATTATATCCGCCCAAACCATCAGAAGAAATAATGTTATTTTTTAGGATACTTATATTAAATTTAAGATCTCCAATTTTTGTTTTTGAACAGCAAGCCATTACAAACCCCCTATAGCTACTTTGAGAGGTCTTATAATTCCAGCTGCTCCTGAATCAGAAATAGGTGATTTTGCCCCGCAACCTCGATTGTTATATAAAAAAGATGAAAGCATTAAAGCAGCGGTTACGAATGTTGGATTAACATCACCGTCCGGACCACAAGTTACATCAATTTCAATTTCAGCAAATGATACATTTGAAAGAGTTATTGAAAAAGAATTAAGAGCTAACCTAGGCGGATTGCTTAATAAATCAGTATCATAATCAACAACAACATCTCCAGAAAGTCTTACTTCATCTACGGATTTTATAGGTCGTCTTGGTATTTGTATCCATTCTGAATATTCACCCTCGGAAAATATACCGTAAGTTTCTCTTACAGACATAGGATGTCTATCATATCTCATTGAATAAGTAACTTCGGATGGTTCATAGCCTGAAAATTTTACAAGCATTTCAATAGCACTATCCATAAAAACTTGAAGCATAGTTGTTTCTGAAGCGGATATAAAAGTTCCAAATCCTAAAAATACAGCTAAGTCAGATACTGAAAGACCTGTTACAGGTGCTCTTTCAGAAGTTTTAACGGCATTTGCCATTACCCAATTTACTTTTCCATTTCTTAAAGTGTGCCTAATCATCTTAATTACTCCGCTTTATCGGCTTTAATTTCGGCCTTTGTTCTGCGCTTGCGTTTTTTAGTTTCGCTAGGCTTTAATTCTTTAATTTCTATATCTTTATTATCTGAATTATTTGCTTGAGGTCCGCCTTTGGTTTCTTTAACTTCTATGGATTTGTTTTCACTAAATAATACAGCTCTTCCAGAACTTATAAGCTCTTTGCATCTTAAATTACAATTAACTTCCACAACCTCACCTCTTTTTACAGTTCCTTCAAGTCCAACCCAGCTTCTTTTTGAAATCAATTTGCTCATTATTTTTTCCTCTATGTGTGATTTTAAGTATAAAAAAAATTGGTAGTATAAGTTCATTATACTACCAATTTAATATTACTTCAAGTTAAAATTAAACAGTTTCTACAAAAGACCCCTTAACAAGAGCTTTAGGTCGATCAACAGTAAGTGCTACACGCTCTTCACCTAGGATAACTTGCGCATTCTTGATAAACAAATCGGCATGACTGTCAGAAATACGGATATTTGACATTTGACGATCCCATAGTGTAACGGCCATATCAAAATTACCTAGCAAGAAGTCACCAGCATCAATTGCGGTTGTTTCTATAAGCGGAATCTTGAACAACTGCGGAATTCCTGTTGCGTTCAAATACCACATGTAAATGTAATCGCCGTTATCATTCTTGGTAAGCTCTATAGTTTCCCAATCAACCGGATTAACCATGATTGCGGTAACAGGATACTCACTAAGTTTGGCAAGAGTAATTGCTTTACGAATGTGGGTAATGAAGTCGTCGGTAGGTGCACGAGTTCCAACGTCTTGAACACCAGCAGTGTTAAAGATACCTGTTAATGTTCCGCCTGTTCCGTCGCCATAAAGAATTTGCTTATCTTCTTCAAGCTTAAGACCATAGCTTAAACGACCGTCAATGTATCCTCTAAGCATTGCGGCATCTTCAAGAACCTGACGTGAAGCGATAACATAGTGAGCAATTGTTTTAACCGCTGCTGTCTTCTCTTCAAGAACAAGACCTGACTGATTTTTAACAGCTAGCTCGCCGTTTTGCGGCCCGGCCTGATTATCAAATCCGCCTTGGTCGACATAGTAATCAATTGATCCTGAATTAGTCGTTTGAACGTTCATGAAATCACGCAAATGGACAGTCCTATCTGCTGGGTCACGTATAATACCCATTCTACGCTGTGATAAAGCAACAACTCCAGCTGATCCAGCAGCAGACGTTATATCTTTAACTTCTACGGCGTCAACTTTAGTGCTTCCAGTGTTTTGGGCTGACTTATATTGAGCAGATTCTACGAAAATTTCACCGGCTGATTTAAATTCAACAGGGGCTGAAGATTCAATGCGACCTTGCTTTTTCTCAAGGTTCTCAATACGCTCTGAAGCTGATTTGAGTTCTTTGGTTGTTTCGGCAGAAGCAATACCAGCGTCTTTAATTTCTTGAGTCTGACGACCAATCAACTGTTTTACTTCATTGTTAGCATTATCAATGCTTTCTTTTAATTCCTTGTAATCCATAATATTTTACCTTTTTAAGTTTTGAGACACGTTTATTATACTCTATTTATAAATGAGTGCTTAATAGCGGCTCACCTTACTAACGCGGCTCACTTTGTGTGAGTGCTTTGAGTATATTACAATTATACCAAAAGATTTTTACCACGTCATTTCCAAATCAATAAATTTTTGAGGTTGCGTATTCAAATCTATTTTTAATCAGATTTTTAAGCTCATTAACCTCATCTTCTTTACGTTTTAATTCTTTAGCTTCATCTTCTTTAAGCTTTAATTCAGTATCTTTATCTTCATTTTCTTTATTAGCTTTTTCTTTTGCTTTTGCATTTTCAAGCGATATATCAAAATCTTCTTTTAAATCTGTAATAATTGCAGCTTCATTTGCTGGAAAAGTAACAAGACTAAATTCCATTAATTTAACTTCAAAGATATGACGAATGCCCTTATCATCAATCTCATATTTACCGCCGGGGATTGAAAATCCTATAGAAAATTTATCAAGAACCTTGTCTTTTACAAGTTGTAAGTCATCATTTCCCTGCGTTGTTTTTGAGATATAAGCCTTAACGTATAGGCCTTTTTCATCCTCATACATTTCTACAGGCTTTCCTATGAGCGTCATATGTTGAGACATAAGCTTTATCTGACCTAACGGAAATCTTTCCTTGATTGATTTCAAAAAGGCACCTCTGTGAATTATGTCATCAACCTGATCTAAATCCCAGGTTGCAGCATATCCGCAAACCGTTCTTCCTTCCATGTCAATATCCATATCTTTAAAGCTATATGTTTTTGTAATTGGAACAGTATTTGATTTCAAATCTAAAGGTAGTTTTCCAGACTCTGCAAGATCTAACGTTTGAGATATCGCTTTTTCAAGATCAATACCTTTTTCTAAACCTAGACTAATAGCTTTTGATATTGCTGATTTCATTTTATCATCGAACATTTTTTATTTCTCCTGGTTTTATTTAGTTTTATATTATATATATTAACACATTTTAAAATCATTTTCGACTCAAGCAAGCACATCTCCACGCCCGCACCTACAATGTATAACGTTTCCTGCGTCTCCAGCTGGATCACCTGGATACATAAGAACGCCGCCGCTATTTAAAAAGAAATCATTTGTATCAACGGTTTCTCCGTCTGCCGCAATGTGATCAAATACATCATCTCTAGTTCTAGCATCAATTGACGATATCCATTCCTTTTTAAGTCTTAAAGCGCTTGCTTCTGCCCCCGCTTGGGTTCCAAAATTATATGCCGCATGTGATTCAGTTCTTGATATCATCATACTTCTATATTTTGAAATCCTCGGAGCTATTTCCCTTATTCCTAAGGCTATTTCATCAACTGAAAACCCTGCTGCAACCCCAGTTGAAATCCTGTTTTTTACATATTGTATTGTTGTTTGTGTTAATCCTGAAACCCTGGCTAAAGCTTGTAAAGAAATAAATGACTGAACAGCGTCCATAAACTCATCCTGAATATCATTTTTTCTTATATAACCAGCTCCGTGAGTGCATTTTGCTGCGCCAATTATTCTTTCACCGCCTATAATAGCGCCTCTTCTAAATCCTCTTTCCAAAACTTCAGATAATTTGTCTTCATGTTTTGTTAATTCAAATCCAAAAAGTTCTGTGCTTTCAGTCTGTTTATATACGTCAGATAGTTTTAATAATGCTCTTTTAATCTCTTTATCAATAGGATTAACCATAGAATTAGCAATTTTTGACTGTGTGGCTTGCTGAATACGCCTTTCTTCCTGTCTGCTATTACCAGTCAAAAGACGTTTTTTTCCAGCTTTTATAATCATTCGTTATAACCAATGTCTGTATTTTCGTTTGAAATCAAACCATTTATCTCATCATCTGTAAGATAAGGTATTGATAGCTTTAAAAGCTTTGCTGCTTGTTCTGAAGTCATTTCACCCATAGAAACTTTTGAAACTACAGATGATATTCTATCAAAATCCTCATCAGACATACGGGCACCACCCTCAATACTGGCATTTTCACCATCTTCGATGGTGGACAAGTTATTGTCTGTCTTAGCTCCAGGGCTAGGGGCAAACGTGGTTGGCATTAGAGAGCCCTGTAGATACCCTACATTCATTCCCTGAACGTTCTCTATATCAAGGTTCATTTCCAATCTCTTGTTTATTACAGACAAAGGAACACCCATTGAAAACAAATCTTTTGCAGAAGCTAACTTTTCAGTTAAAGAATCTTGCAACGCCGAAATATTAGTAGTATCAAAAAATAATCTTAAGTTATCTCCAGATTTTAAAAATCTTCTTGTAAGCTGGTCAGCAATATCGGCCAGACTAGGTAGCATTGAATCCCTCCAAAAAATCTTGCGAGCGGTTTCGATATTTGCATAATTAGCTTTATCAAGAATACCGACTAGAGGCGGCGGAACGTCAAGGACTGCGCAAATCTCTTCACGTGTCATTTTTCGACCTTGCATGAAGTCCAGGTCGGCCATTGACTGACTCATCTGTTCAAATTTCGCATTGGCAACAACCCACGGACCCCTTGCGTGATCACTTCCAGAATAATTTTCAGCAACTTGCCTAGAGGCTTCCTCCCATTCGTCCGGCCCAATATCACCTTCCATTGTGAATACACCGTCTGGAATTCCACGATTTTGCATTGAAATTTTCTGCCATTTTGCAGCTTCATTATCAATATCAACAGCTTTTGAGCCCGCTGTCATTGCCGCCATACCAGAAAAAATATTATCTGGATGAGTGCTTTTTAGATGAAGTATTTCTGACGGATCAATTGTTTTTACTGATCCATTCCTATTTGTATATTTAAATTCCACTATTTCATTATTTTTTACAACCGGGGAAGTAGAACCGATATGAAGCGGCCAAACTTCTAGCGGAACTTTTCCACCTTTTCCGCCTAACGTGACTTTACCGAAAAATTCACCTTGAATATCAAATTGACCTTGGATAATTTTTATTAATTGTGCACCTGTCACGCCTGGACAAGGATTTTCAAGCAATTTTTTTAAAGGGTGCTGGCCAATAAAATCTTTATAGCCCAACTCTTTTTGGAACTCTTGAAGAATTAACGGAACGCTTCCTACTGCTTGCATTTTCTTTCTTATGCACGCAAAAACCCATGAATTTCCTTCATAACCTTCTAAAAGCATTTGCTGGGTTCCCGGCTTTGTCCAGGTTGCCTTAGATGTAGTTTCAAAAACATCACTAGATTTTATAAAATTAGGCTTAGAAGAAGCTTTGTTTCTATTTGGTTTAATGTTTTTTTGCATAAATGTTAATTTAGCCGACATAAATTGTCCTCAATTTTGTAAGTTCTTGTGGTGTAATTTCAGAAAAAATATACTGAAAAGATATTTTAGCAGATGAATTTCCTGTGTTAGTTAATCTTACTGCAAAGGTTGAATCTGGAGGATAAATTAATATTGCTCCATCTGAACCTCCGGATAATCCTCCAGACTTATTTTGTGATGATCCTGCTATAAAATCTGTGGCTACAACTGCTTCACCTGTTAGGGTTCCTCCTAAATATATTTCAGCAGTATTTCCATAAGCTGGCTCTCCCAATCTGGTATTTCTTATTGTTTGTAATATACCGCCTGATAAAAACCCGCCTGATAAGACTTCTATATCCCAAAAGTTAGCACTAACAGTAATATTTCTAGCAAATTGAGAAACGTGATTACTTCCAGTTTTAATAACAAATAATCTTGAGGTGTTTGAATTTACAGTTGCTACAGTTTGTATAAAGTTAAGTCTTCCAACCAATGCTAATTCTGAAGCATTAGAAAAAAAATCCAAAATTGTTTTTTGTGAGTTATTTATAATATCACTATCTTCTGTAATTTGCCTTCCAGTTTTAGCTGGAATTTCATTTAATCTTTGAGTATTAGTCCTAGTTGCCATTACCTTGCCCGCCCTATAAATGTTTTTTTGCGTTTTTCGTTTAGCATATTAAAAGCTCCTGAACTAGCATCTACTTGGTCATCGTGACCTTTTTCTGAACCATCAAAAACCTCAAGCTCTTTAATATAATCTGGATTCCAAACACGATCTCTAACTA